TATATCGTTAAATTTTTTTCCTTTATATTTTGAACATTTCCATTTTTTACATTTCTTTTTCTTCTTCACAGATCAGGAATCATGTAATCAACTGTTTCTTCTTTATCTCCGTACCAGAAAGATCCATCCGCATCTACAAATGTATCATCTCCTAGACCATCATCTATAAAACCAAATGGTGCCATGTCTTGTTCTATTTGATTTCGTTGTTCTTCATAAATTCTTCTTCTAACATCTTGGTCAGTCATTTCCTTAAAATAATCTTGCATGACTAACCATGCAAATAATACCATACACATAACAAGATCATCATGGTAACCTTCGTCTGCCTCCCATGCTTGTTTTCTTTGTATGAATGTAGTAAGTTCTTGAAGAATATCGAAATCGGTAAATGTTAATTTATCTTCTTCTATAATTGCTTTTAAATTGGCACACCCAATTTTCTTGACAGTAATACTCATCTTAACACCTAACTGTGTCTTTGTTCCTGAGAATCCTTGTCCTACTATCTGCCCTGCCCTACCTCTCATAGCACACATGAGTACGTTAGGATATTCTAGATCATAGTTAAGTGTTGCTGCTATCGAGTCTCCTATGTCATTTACCTCAACAAGTATGTAAGGATTGTTATATTCCTTTGCTACTTGAAAGATGACCGAGGGAAACAGTACAGGTTTAATCTCATTATTTCTGTACTTCGCAACGATCTTGTACGGGAGAGTGGTGATATCAAACACGATGAAAGCACTATAGTCGCCACCAATTCCTCTGGCAACATCGACAGTAATAATATATTCGTGATCCTCTTCTGCTCTCGTATAAACGTCAAGTCCTGCATTTGAATTAATTGGGTCATTGAACGGAATGCATTGTAATTTTGCTGGACTGATAAGTGTATCAGCAGATCCCAAGAAGTCGCATTCAAACTCTTGTGCAAATTGTCTCTTAGATGTATTCTTTATTGTCTCTTCTTTCCACTTCTTATCTCTGCCAGGTACTTGTGACCAATGAACTTCGTTTGTTATGTAACCGTTCTTATCGTTTCTAGCATCTTCCCACATCTTATAGAAGTGGTTCATGCCATTAGGAGTGGATATAATTATGACTTTAGTTGATTTACCAGAAGTAATAGTAGGATATACTGATGCAAAGAATTGTTCTGCGACGTGGTTAGGGACGAATGCAAACTCGTCAAGGAATAAAATGTTGAAGGACATACCTCTAACTGCACTAGCAGACGTAGAAGCAGCCAATATCTTTGATCCGTTTTCAAGTTCAACATTACCTTTGTTCCAAACTAGAATACCATGTTGCATCCACTTTGGTAGATTCTCATATGCTAATTGTAATCTTCCTAAAAGTTCCCTTGCAGTGGATGCTTTGTTAGCAAGAATACCAATGTTAACACTATCGTAGAAGATAGCATAATAAAGAAGATAGGCGACCACAGTGGTGCTCTTACCAGTTTGCCTAGGAAGTTTAGCAATGTTAAATCTGTTTTCATGAAAGTCCTGTAAGATTCTTTTTTGAAAATCATACATGTCAAAAGGGACTAGACCCTCATCAAGTGAAATGATTTTAATATAATGAGTAGCAAAATATATTGGATCTTTTTTACATTTGACCCATTCTTGTATTTGCTTCTTTGTAAATTGAATCTCAGTCCCTGCCTTTTTAAGGTTCGGGTTACCAAGATATACATCATTAGTTGCCATACTTTATTTATCGTCAGGGTCTTCTAACCCTTTAAAGACTAGCAATTCATCGCCATCTTGCACCTCTTTCATCTCAGGATGCACTATCTTCGGTGGTTTCTTTACGTCTTCTAATACAGCACCTGTCATCTTCCACATAAATGCAAATGTTGCACCAACAACTGCTGCAAAACTAAGACCAAATATGAATATGGTTACGTCATTCATGAACTCTGAAACAATTATTCTTCTCTCTACCCTCTACATATTTTTCCAGTGCTTCTAATCTATCATCTTCTTTAGCAATAGCATCAAGTTCTGTTATTACTGCATCCATAATATTAGAGTGCTCACCAATACCAACAGGGTTGTGTAAGTAAACATCAATGTTTACTAAATGCTTTTTGATTTTTCCATTTGCCTCTGCTTTGAGAGCTTCAATCATTCTACTTTTCATAATAGTTATTCAATAAGTGTACCAAAAGACCTTCGTATTTCACGAAGTTCTTCAAAATTCTTTTGCTTTGTTCCACCATCATACCCCCAAGCGTACCCTTCGTCAATCATTTTTTCGTTGAGCGATACATCATCATCGCCAACGTATAACCAACCAAGCAGCCTACCATACTTACCCATGCCACCTTTGAGTTCAGTTCGTATAGTGAGTTCATCATCTCCATCAATTGCGTCCTCCAAATTTTTTTTCATCCAGTTTGTAGCGTCTAGTCCCAGTGCTTTCTCTTCCAGATCTCTTGTTCTTTTCTCTGGTGTATCAACTCCTGCAACTCTAACTCTTTCTTTCTTGTATAGATCAAACCCAAGATCAATGGTGACATCAATAGTATCCCCGTCAACAACACGATTAATCTCCGTTACTCTAAAGTTATAGCAGCTTTTCCTGCTCGGTGGAACCATCGCTCCCATCTTGAACCTCCCAAAATTCTTCTAGTGCACTATTTATAGCATCATCAGGGTCGGTCATATTTTCCTCACGTTGATAATTTTGTAAGTAATCTACTATTGCATACCATTTCTCTACACCACCCTCTACTTCTAAAGCACCAGCTGGCGGTGTCACAGGTGCGTCAGAACACATCGACAATAAAAACAATGGTAATATTACTACTAACTTATTCATCAGGATGCAGACAATGACTCATCTCTTCATCATACTTTCTTTCATATTCATATCCGTTTACCACAACCACTGGTGCAACGACACTATGAAACTCACGAAAGTATTCCTCTCGATTCTTTGCGTACTCTCTAGTCATTTGGAAAGTAATGATCGTATCTCAATATGTAGTATATCACAATACCCACAGAAATCAACAGTATGAGTATCATGATATTTACACTATGAACTACTGTCACTGCCAGTATTCGTCTAATACATCAAAGGTTCTATTGAGATAATCATTTGCCCCTCTGCAATACCCCTCATTCTTTTCTCCTATCTCACACTTGTAATGTATTTCTCTTTTAAGTTGCATAAGTTTGTTAGTCATTGCAACCTTGTCTAGTCTTCCGTTCATTAGTCTCTTTGCCTCCAATCGTCTGGTCTATCATTCCGAAACCAATCAGCGATGTCTCCTGCATCTGTGAAACCCCTTTTATGTTTCCTTGAATCGGAGTTTCCTATATCCAAGTACTTAAGAAAAGAATCATCATCACTTGACGCTAACCGTCTAGCTGACTGTAACATACCTCTTGCTGATGTGTTTGCCTTTGCCAATTTCTCTGCCCATATCATATCTTCCAATCCAACTTCTTGTTCTGCTGCAATAGATTTGCAGATGTCTACTAACCGTAGACGATATGCGGTAGATAACATAAACTAATGAGTAATATTAGTATTATCTATGCAATCATTAGCATCGCTTTTTGTAATTCTTTGGAATGCTCATATTCGTCTTGTGCGATCTCTTGTATCTTAGTATCCTCTGGATGATACGCACCATATTTTACATATGTTTCAAAGGCATGCTTCTCAATCTTCATGTTAATATCGTATGCGTCAATGGGGTCGATAAGATAGTAAGCAACCATAATCCAATAATAAAGTAATACAAGATGTTTAGCAAAGAACCGATCAATCCAGTGCTCGTCACCCCCTCTCTTTTCCATTTCTTCCAAATGCTCTGTCTCATTTAATGCTTGATAGAAATGTTCTTTCATCAAATATATATGATCTTCTCCTCGCAGGCCAAGAGATTCACGAAAATGTAATACACTTATGAATGAGAAGTAAGGTGCTCTGGCGATGACCTCCAGAACCCAAAATCTTTGAAAGTCTCTACCTCTGTATAGAAAGTCAAGGATATAGACAGTTGTATCCAAGACCCATGAGTTAAGTTTTTTCATCTTCTTTAATAATAGAATCCAAAGAAAAAGGATGTGCCTGTAGATAGGGCACATCCTCTCTTGCATGTTTTACGGCTTCAAATGCGTCATTTGCATATTCACCAATCTCGTGGTGTTCATTGGCTTGATCGTGCCAACCTAGTGTGTAATGGGACATGATAGTTTCAACTCCAGTACATTATTATTTAGTATAACATACTAGGTATAATTACGCATCTAGGTGTGGACTCCCACACATTACTCTTCTTCTTTTTTAGAGTTAGATTTGATACCTTTTTCAGCAGCATATAGTGCAAATGACTTTGTTGCCAAACCTTGCATTGTCTCTTTGATTGCCTGAGTGTCTGCATCAGAGCAGATCTTCTCTTCAAAACATCCTACTACTGCACCTGCAACAATAAGAAGTTCTGCCACCACTACAGCAAAGACTAAACGGAAAGCCCATAGACCTCCGTTGAATTGTTTAATTGCTTTCATTTACTTCTTAGGTTCGTCTGCGTTTGCAAGTTTAACTGGTGCTTGTTCAATACGAATAGTTTGTGCGGGTGCAGTTTGTGATGCTGCTGCAATTAACTTTTCAAGATCTCCTTTTGAGATCGCACCGGGTGCAGGTTTTCCTGCATTCTTTTTATCCTTTGCCGTCTGAATCCCGAAGCTAGCTAAAACTCCTGTGAATACTGAAGCGATAAAAGTTGGATCTATATTCTTTTGTGGAAAGTTTGGGATAGCCACATAGTTTAAAGTTAGAATCCCTCCAGACCAAATAAGAATACCCAATCTCACGAAGGTAGAAAAGATTTCCATCTGTTCTTCTTTATCGTGTGAAAACTCTTTTAGTTTAGCGAAGGGGCCTTTCTTTTTGGTCTCTTCCTTTTTTACTTCTTCTGTCATGAAATCAATATAATATCTAACTTATATATTGATTTACACCATTAGAAAGGTGATGTTGGAAATGAAGGTGGTGTTTGGTCTGCTTGTCTTGTTGGTGCGTC